TCAGGATTTTCCCTCTTCTTCCATCTCCTCGGCCCGGAAATTCTCCAGGTCTAGCGCGAACTCCTGCAAGAACTCGCGCAAATCGTCGTTGTTCTTGAGGGCCATCTCCGCCATCTCCGGCGAAAACGGGACCTCCTCCTTGTTGGAGTTGATGACGTCCTTCCAGTCCAGAAGGAGTCCGCCGGCCATCGCCTCGCATAGGATGTCACGAGAGATGGACGGATCCAGAGTTCCCTTCTCGATCTTACGACGATGCGGAGCCTGAAGCCGGTTCAAGATGCGCTGAAACCTGATGGACCCGGTGTGGGCCACCTTGAACTGACTATCTCCGAACTTCGTCCAAACTCCCTTATCTTGATTACTCTTATTCCGATCGACTACGATCATCTTAACGCCTCCGCAGGGTTAAAAAACCTCCCCGGTCGTCGCTGACCCGGGGAGGGCCAGGAGAATTACGGGCCGACTGGCGTCGCGTCGCGCGTGACCTGGAAGATCGAGGTGGTCACCGAATCGTACACGCCCTTCCACGTGGCCGAGAACATCAGGTCCTGATCGAGGCCGCCGGCCACGACATTGCCGGACTCGAACTTCGCCTTAGGGACGATGATCTCGTACGTGTTATTCTGCACGTCACGCACCTTGAGGAGCAGTGCGAACGACGTCGCCGCGATGAACTTGTCGAGGAGGGTCTTATCCTGGAAGTACGCCTCGATCGAGCCGCCCAGGTCGATGCGACCCAGGGCGATGCCGACCGCCCCGAGGTTGGCGATAGCGCGCTGGGACCTCAGCGAGTTGTTGTACGACAGTGACAGCTTGCTGAAGAGCTGGGTCGACGTGATGCCGTCCTCCTTGATCTCGATGATGTTCGAGACCGCGTTCATCGGCGTATTCGTCGTCACAGCTGGGAACGTCGCGCCGGCGATCTGCGATGCCGACGTAGAGGCGTTGAGCCCGAGGACCCCGAACTTGCCGGTAACGATCTGGCCAGTCTCGAAATTCAGGTCCATCGAGCCCATGCGACAGCCCTTGAAGGTCAGGTACACGGCCGCCGTCGTATCCTGGAAGTGCTTCTGGAACGTGAAAGACCTGAGGGTCGTACCGTTCTCCAGCGTAGCCACGCCAGACACAGGCGCGCCCCACGTACCGCAGAGCACGGCCTCGATCAGGTCGTCAAACGCGTCGTAACAGAACTCCCAGTTGATGTCGCCGGCCACCTCACCGGAGACCTGGACAAGGTCGGCCGTAACGCGATCCTCGCGGATTTCGTTACTGGTGATGTTGCTGATGTTGTAGTTCAGCGACTCGCCGGTGTACCGGATACCCTTGAGGGCCGGCGTGGCCGGCGTGGTCCCGAGGACGGATTCGGCGACGTACCGGAGCGCCGTGCGATTTGAGGTACCGATAGTCATGGCTTAAAACTCCTCGCGATAAAACGGACAATCTACGTTCACCTGGTACCACCCATCGGTGACCCCTACCCGCATCATCTCGGGGACGTAGAACTGGATGTTACCTAAGCGCCTATTTCGAAAAAGCGGAGTGATCAGATCGGCCAACTCCGTCGCCCGACCCCACCCTAAACCGCTCCTGGTAAAGATTTGAACACAAAAAAGGCCATTATACCTGAATAGCGGGTCCGCACCCATCGACGCCTGCCTCCCCGAGGCAGGTAAAACGGTGATACGAACCCACTCCGTCAGACTTTGAGGTTCGAAATCCACGTTATCGCGAGCGACCTGCGTATAGGTCCAGTTAGTCACAAACTCTGACTCTATGCTGACCTGGGCGGCTTGGTAGCTCACGTATTACGTAAAGATTCCAGTGTTAGTTTGACCATGTACGCCGCCGGGTTCTTGGGGCTGCCATTCTCGACCACATCGGCGTACGGGATAGCGTTGGTGATGTAGACGGTCGGATACCTGGGCAACTTACCGAGAGTTTTCGGGATGCTCGGGGGGCCGATCGGCACCAGCGCGGAGCCGGTTGTCGTCGTAGACAGGTCCTCTGACCCCTCTCGAATGCGCCAGGAAGCCCTCAAGTTACCGGTAAAATATGGGGTTCTGTGGATCACGCCAGCAAAGATCTCTATGGCCACCTCTTCGGTGACCTTCTTGACGGAGTCGTGCAACGTCGGCACAAACTCCATCGGGCTGACGACCCACTGTGAGGGCACCCTATCTCCTCAACTGAAGGGTTCTAACGCCGACATGGTTACCCACGTACGTTGGAGTGATCTTGACCAGATTATACGATACGCCGTTAAACTCCACCGAATCGCTAAGGTCGATCGGAACGGATACGGAAAAGTCTATCAGCTTTACGTCGTCTGACCTGACCAGGTCGCCGTCCACCTCATCGCTCTCCCACCGATCGACGGAGGCCTTGAGATACTTTGTGACCTCAGTGGGCTCGGCCTTACCGGTGGAGTTGTTAAAAACCGTAGACGTGGATTTCAGGGTGATGGTGATGACGAGATCGCCAAGCGAGCTCTGAGCCCGGTCTATGGCGTGCAAGACGGTGCTCGAGAGGCTCATGTCCTCACCAGTTTGGCCACCTTAACGGACCTACCGCCGGCCGCCCCCTCGTACGTACCCCAATGGGACAGTAGGGATAGGACGGTCCTGGGCACGGCGTACTTAGCCGCTAACTCGTCAAAGTCGACTCGAATCGAGCCAACCCTAACCGTATCGAGATCGGAGATGACGCCGGTGTATTCGCCATCTTTCAGTATCTGGAGAGCCAACTCGCACTGCGCCTGCTTGATTGGCAGGGGGATCGTAGTGTCGGTTACCTCTCGACCGTCGACGTCCTCGACGTACTTTCTCGGCCACCTCAAGGACTGGGTGTCAGAGGCCACCACGCCGATCCACGAAAAATCGGAATCGAGGACTATGGCTGCCGTAACAAGGGAGGCCTCCCTGAACAGGGTTTGAGCCTGAAGCCACTTCTCCGACCCTAGGCGGGACGAGAAGAAGGAGTCGGCAAACGCCAAATCACAGTAGCTATTGGCGTTTGCCGCTCCGGCGGTGGCGACCAGGGCCAATTACTTCTTCCCCACGCCCAGAGACTCTTCGGCGGCCGAGGATTTGGCCCTGGCCGCCAGGTCGAGCTCGTACTTCTCGAGGTCCATGATCCTGCAGGCGTAGAACCCGCAAAGGATCGGCGTCAAAACCTTCGCCTCATCGTCATCGTTGATGACCATGACCCCGTCGACGAACTTGTATCGATCGGCGATGATCTGATTTCGCCCCTCGCGCTTGCCCGTGCAGATGAACACTTTTGCCATCTCTACTCTCCTGGTCAGGTTGAGACGCGGGAGCCTTCTTCGGGCCCCCGCCACAGGCCGGTCGCCCGGCTAGTTCGTGGTCTCGGTGATCGCCGCCAGGCCAAGGTTCGAGAACAGGGCCATCCCGCAGTACATCTTGACGCGGGTGATCGTCTCGTCCTTCGTCTCCGACGTCCCGACCTCCTCCACACGGACGCCGGCGGCGCCTCGAGCGGTCAGGCCGGAGATCCCGTAACGACCGGAACCGTCGTCGAACGAGCCGCCGAAGATCGTCGTCTCGTTCACGCCGCCACCGCCGTTGATCGGGATCCAGTCGTTCGTGAACAGCGGAACGCCGCGATACGTCGGGACCGTACGACCTGACGGCAGGGTCACGACCTCGCCGATTCCGGCTCCGCCGAGGGCTCGCAGTTGCGAGTAGTACGAGCGGATCGAGCGGGCCGGCATCATGAAGTAGTCGACCTGGCCATCCTTGTCCTTGACCTTATCGATCAGTTCGTCGAGGTGGGAGAAGTCCCACGTACCGGCGTTGCGATCGATCTTCTGTGACGCGGGCAGGAGCGACAGCAGGCCGGCGAACGAGTCGTTCAGGCCGTCACCGCTGATCATCGTCTCCTGGTACTTGCGCCCCAAGCTCTTGGCCTTCGAAGCGACCTGGGTCGCCTTCTGGTCGGTGTAGTCCGACCGAGTCGCCTGGATGAGACCGTTGACTTCGGCGTCGCCGATGAGGGTCGTCAAGCTCGACGTGACCTTGGTGAACGTCGCCGCGGCCTTGGCGGTGATGGTGCCACCCACGCCAAGGAACTGGACATCGCCGAGCACGTTCTCGCGATTATATGCGAGCGCGTTGCCCTCGATCTCCATGAAGGGGAGAAACTCGAAAATCGCGTTGGTCGTGACGATGTTCTCGATCACGCCCGCCAGGAGCATGTCCTGGGTGAGTTTGGCCGATTCGGCCAGGGTGACTGATGCCATTGAGGCCTCCAGAGATGGTTGAGTGATACCGGCCGAAGCGGACCCCGCTCCTTCACTCCATCACCGATGGAGGAGAGTGCCGCTCTAAGGAAACCCCGTACCCTTAGAGTTACACTCTTAGCTGATTATACCACACTTATCTTCACATGTAAACAAGAATGTTCATAGTCCCCCATGGAATAATCACGATCCCTGGGGCTATCGCTCCGATACGTTCAACTGGATGGTCCTATCCTCCTGTCGACCGCCGGCCGATGTGATGTGACAGGTAACCAGGTAGGTCTTACCGGCCTCACCTCCAGAGATCCACACTGTGGCCTTCTTTAGGGTGGCCGAACTGGTTGCCACAGTTAGCCCAGCAGTGGCCTGAAACGTGGCCGAAGATATGTCGTCCACCCCAAGCCAGGCCGTCCAGTCAAATGTGTAGTCTAGGATCGCGTTAGGGTCCTTGTCAATGGCCGGAAACGGCCCTTCGCCAACTACGAAGCCCATGGTTCCTCCGAAGTATCAATCTCACGATCCTCTATGTCAAGGACCAGCTCTCTAATTTCGCCATCCAGCGCGAGCGATCTGTCATCAGCTGTCAGGGTCAGGGTCCTATTCGGATCAGGTATAGACCCGTATGCCACGACCGAAC